CGACTCAGGGCCGTGTTTCTGAAAATGGAACAACGACTCAGGATCAGTTTGCCGCGGCAATTTCATCAATTCTCTAATAACGAAAGGTAAACGATGGCTGACATCAATCGTTCCACAACGGGAGTACTACTCCCAGAAGCGGTGTCTGGCGAGATTCTAGCAAAAGTTGCAGAAGACTCTGTCATTCAGCGTGTTTCACGTTCGGTAGCTCTTCCAGGCTCCGGCGTATCATTCCAGCAGATCACTGGAGAGCCAACCGCAGCATGGGTAGGTGAGACTGCTGACAAGCCAGTTTCCAACCCAACCGTTGGCAACAAGACCATGACCCCATACAAGCTAGCTGTTATCGAGACCTTCTCAAACGAGTTCCGTCGCGACAAGTCAGCTCTGTACGAGGCACTAGTCGGCCGCCTGCCACAGGCACTTGCAAAGAAGTTCGACGACACCGTCATGCACGGAACCGCTCCAGGTTCTGGCTTCGATGTCCTCTCCGGTGTAACTGGTGTTGGACTAGGAACCTCCGTCTACGACGGCATGGTAGACGCTCTCGGTACTATTGCTACCGCAAGCTACGACATGAACGGCATCGTCTTCTCGCCTCAGGGTGAGCAGCTGCTTTACGGTGAGAAGGACGGCAACGACCGACCACTATTCATCAACAACGCAGCAACTGACGGTTCAGTTGGATCCGTACTTGGTCGCCCAGTATTCAAGAGCCGTGCTGCTTATGCAACTGGTACTCCAAACACCATCGGTTTCGCCGGTGACTGGAGCCAGGCTCTTTACGGTACTGTCGAGAACGTACAGGTCAAGATCAGCGACCAGGCTTCGCTGACCGTAGGCGAGAGCACCATCAACCTCTTCCAGCAGAACATGTTCGCAGTTCTTGCTGAGATTGAGGTCGGCTTCCTCGTCGCAGACGATGACGCATTCGTCAAGCTGACTGACGCAGCCTAGAAACTGAGTTAGCGCAGGGGTCCTGACCTCGTTGTCGGGGCCCCTGCACCTCTCAAATAATAGCACGATCGAAAGGTAGCCATGAGCACTTGGGCGACAGTACAGGACGTTCTTGACCGTTGGGTCGGGGACGACGTGCCCGAAGACACTAGCTTGGTACAAGCAATCTTAGACGATTCAGAGGTCGTCGTGCTATCAGTTTATCCAGGAATACAGACCCGCATCGACGCAGGCGACTTGTCAGCAGCTTCAGTCAAAGTCGTAGTTGTTAGGATGACCACTCGAGTTCTCAGGAACCCAGAGAATCTTAGGTCATGGATGCAGGTAACTGGACCGTTCAGCCAGCAACGAAGCTTCAGTGATTCAGACATCTTTATGACTGCACAAGAAAAGCAAATGTTGGCACCTGCGATTGCTGGTAAAGCATTCGAAATTGACACTGCTCCAAACATCACCTCAATTGAGTTGTATGACGAGATCGATCCTCTAACAGGTCTCGAGCGAGCATGGACCAGAGTTTACTAAGGATTACATTTGTCATTCTTCCGCGGTAACGAAACAGTCACCATCAGACGTCGTGTCGAGACAGGCACAGACGCTTACGGTAACGCAACGTACACGACAACGGAAACGCAAGTAAAGCACGTTTTCCTTGGCTTTCAAACAGTTGCAAACGCCGAGCCAATTGATCCTATGCGTAATGCCGTAGACGGTCAGATCGTACTATACTTTCCACGCGGTACAGTCGTTGAAGATGGTGACACGTTTATCGTAAGAAATACTGAGTGGGAAAAAGACGGCAAGTCAATGGCATGGGAAAATCCATTCAATCTGCCATCAGGAGTTGTAGTTCCGATAAGGAAGCGCGATGGCTAAGTATCGCAAAGGCTCAGTTGAGATTGAGGTACACGAGGATGGTATTGAAGCCTTCCTAGCCATGAATAAAGGCGTCAGAGACCAAATGTTTGACGTTGCAAATAAAGTCAAAGCTACAGCACAGACTACGGCTCAGGACGCGCAGGGAGGTCCTGGCGGCCGCATCAGTGGTTACGCAGAAGCTGGGTTTGGGACTGAGTGGGAAGGTCGTGGCGGTAAGAGGCCGAGGATCAACATCTACTCAAAAGCAGATCGCGATACGGCTTGGGCAGCACACTTCCACTCACAGCTGAAAAACGGCGTTGCTCACCTAAGAGCTGCGTTGTACGAACACAGCACAGGTAACTACAAGAAGTTTACCGGAAAGTATAGGTCACGATGATAGGCTTTCCAGATGTTGAGATCGATCTAGTCTCCTACTTTGCATCAGCCTTTACCGCAGAAGGTGAGACAGTAAAGGTAGGCACAGTAAAGACGCCACCTGACGACGATCAGCCAGATAAAGAACTGGTGATCAATGTAGCTTACAACGGTGAGATCGACTTCGTTATGCGAGACGCAACAGCAACATTAGAAGTTTACGCATCCAGTTATGCAGCAGCCAATGCATTAGGTCTACTTGTAGACAAGTTGGTTCGAGGCGCAACCGGTAGCGTTATCAAGAAGGCTGAGGTCCTAAGTGGACCGTTACGCCTTCCTGAGGAGGGACCGCAAGAACGCCGCGCATTAGATGTGGCGCTAATAATCAAAGGTACAGATGAATAGGTTTCTGCCGATGCAGAAAACTGCCCGGTAAGGGCTAACCCTTTCGAAAGGAAAAACAACTATGGCACTAACTGCCGACAACGTAGTGGTTGGTATCACCGGTAAAGTTTACATCGGTGACACTACAGCAACTGCTCCAACCGCTTCAGATTCAACGCTAACTGGCTTCACCGAGCTTGGCTACGTTTCAGCCGATGGTGTAAGCTTCACGATTGACAAGTCCACGAACCAGATTCGTGCTTGGCAGAACTCCGACCTCGTACGCGAGGTTGTAACTGAGGGTAACGTAACTTACTCCTTCATGCTACTTGAGAGCAACCAGGATGTCATTGAGGCATACTTCGGTGGATCAATGGTAGATGGTAAGATCGAGGTCAACCCATCCGCAACAGGTGGCAAGAAGTCATTCGTTATCGATGTAGTAGACAACGACAAGGCAATTCGTCACTACGTTCCAACTGGTGAGATCCTCTCTGTTGAGGCTCAGACCATTCAGAACGGTGAGGCACTAATGTACGGTGTAACCGTTACAGCCTACGCAACATCAGGACGCCACGCCGACGTATTCTACTCAGAGTTCGAGCCAGCTCCTTAGTAAGCCCCTGGAGAGGGGGCGTAATGCGGTCAACGCTCCCTCTCTAGGTTACAAATAACGACCGCAAAAGGAAATGAAATGACTGCAAAAGAAAAGTTCCAGTTCACACACAACGGCAAAAAGCACGAGATTCCATCGTTCAAAGCTCTTCCTATGGGAGTGATCAGAAAGTCGCGTAAGGCACTTGATGACGCAGACCGAGTGTTCATCATCATCGAAGAGATGGTTGGTGAGGACTCAAAGGAAATGGCAGCAATCGACTCAATGTCTCAGGACGAGTTTGCCGAGTTCATTACTGAGTGGACACAAGGAGCTGGCCTGGGGGAAGCCTAAGGGTCCTCGAGTTTATTGAGGACCACGGTCCTGCATTAGCCTACGACTTTAGACACAGATTCAACCTCAGTATCTTTGACATAGGGACAGAGTTCACATTCAAAGAAGCTGTTTACTTGATCGGTGTTTTGATTCAGGACCCTAGCTCATGGTTTCAAGCGTCGTATAACAAGTGGAAGTACCCAATCAGTCGAGAGGGAATGGTTTCACTTGATTACTTCGATGCATTTGCAATGGCCAACTCCAAGAAGAAGCCAAAGCCGTATCCAAGGCCGTGGCCTAAAGACGGTGAATCTAAGATTGGCAGCAAGCGACAACGTCGAGAAGATGTTATCGCTAAGCTGAACAAAATGAATCCTCAAGGAGAATAATGGCGACTCGGGCTCTAGCTACTGCTTTTGTCAACATTGTACCTGGTACAGTTGAACTTGAGAAGTATCTAAAGACTAAGCTCGGAGATCAAGCTCAGAATGCTGGCGTTGATGCCGGTAAGAAGCTTGGTAAAGGCATAGTCAAAGGACTAGAAACTTCAGCAGCCGCCATGAAAGATGTCGGCCGCAAGATGTCGCTGGCGATTACGACTCCACTAGTTGGAATTGCAACAGCGGGAGTAAAGACCGCAGCTGACTTTGGCGTGACAATGGCGTCGATGCAGGTCAACTCGGGAGCCACTGCCGAGCAGATGGAAGAACTAAGGCTACTCGCTCTTAGATTAGGTGCCGATACAGTCTTCTCAGCCGGTGAAGCTGCACAAGCTATGCTTGAGCTGTCAAAAGGTGGTATGGATGTAGCCACAATTCAAGGTGGTGCTCTTGAAGCGGCGATGAACCTTGCCGCAACTGAAAGCATGGATCTTGCCGATGCATCCACCATTGTTACACAATCTTTGAACACATTTGGGCTTGAAGCTGGTGAGCTTGCTGGAGCCGTTGACATCTTAGCTGCAGGTGCTGTGGCTTCGACTGCTGGCGTTTACGACATCGCAGCCGCCATGAAGTATGTAGGTAACACATCAGCTAACTTAGGTGTTCCTATCGGCGATGTAACTACGGCACTTGCTGCTTTGAACAATGCTGGTATCGATGCATCAACAGCAGGTACATCGCTCAACAGGATGCTACTTGGTCTCGTGCCAACCACTGGCAAAGCTCGCAATGCCATGGCTGACCTTGGTCTGAACTTCATCAACGCTGATGGTTCAGTGATGGGCATGACCGACGTCATCGCACAGCTAAACGAGAAGGTCGGCGTTCTAACCGAGTCAGAGCAGATTGAGGCTTTGAAAGCCATCTTTGGTGTTCAAGGTATGCGCGCTGGTTTGGTCCTAATGGGTCAAGGCGTTGAAGGTTATGATGAGCTACGTACCGAAGTTATGCGAACCGGTATTGCGTCAGATCTGGCAAACGCCAGAATGTCGGGGCTTGCAGGTGCGATTGAAAACGCACGAGGAGCGACTGAGACCGCTGCGATCACTCTTGGTGAAGCATTAGCTCCATACGTCATTGAATTAGCTGAGCACGTAATCAAGTTGATGGATGGTTTCGCATCGCTCGACGACGAGCAGAAAAAGCAAGTGATCACTTACGGAGCGATAGCAGCAGCAATCGGTCCGGTGTTGTTGATAACAGGACACCTAATCCAGGCAATAATCAACATCGGCACTGCAATGAAAGCTTTGTTTGCGTTGATCGTTGCAAATCCTATCGGAGCGCTGGTAGTTGCGATTGCAGCGTTAGTCGCAGGACTTGTTTTCTTCTTTACTCAAACCGAGACTGGCAAGCGGATCTGGTCAGACTTTGTCGAATGGTTCAAAGAGACCATGGGCAAAATCGGTGATTGGTTCAAAGCACTTTGGAACGATTACCTAAAGCCTGCGTTTGAGACTATCGCGACCAACCTGAAGAACTTCTACGATAGCGTAATCGTACCAGTGTTCACGGCGATGATGATCTACGTTGGTATGTGGGCAGCGTTGTTTGAGTGGATCTGGGAAAACGTTCTTGGTCCATTTATCGACTGGCTTGGTAAAGCATTTGTCGATCTTTGGGAAACACAGCTAAAGCCTGCATTCGAAGCAATCTCAGATGCTTGGCACGAAGTAGCTCGGATCATCAAGCAGTTCTACGATGAGATCATTCAGCCAGTCTTCGATGCGTTTGGTGAGGGCTTTGAATGGCTATACGAGAACATAGTCAAGCCTCTATCTGAAGCAATTTCCACTGTCTTCGAGGACATGTCCGATAAGGTGTCACGCACTTTTGAGGCACTTGGAACTATTATTGAGAACGTCTTCAAGGGGATCGTCAACAAGATCCGTAACCCACTCAACAACATCATCGACATGGTAAACCAAGTTATCGGTGCCATCAACAGCTTGCGTGTCACGATTCCATCTTGGGTGCCTGTAGTCGGTGGTAAGTCATTCAGTCCGGCGCTTCCAAAGGTTGCAAAGATCCCTGCATTAGCAGAAGGCGGTTATGTAGATCAGCCTACAATGGCCCTGATCGGAGAAGCTGGACCAGAGGTCGTGACTCCTCTAAGAGAATTTGAAAGAATGGTTGGCATTGGAGATGGTGGTTCAAAGGTCGTGAACTACTACGCAGCTCCAAACCAGTCACTTGACAGTGAGCAAGCATTGTTCCAAGCAATGCGTCGAGCTAAGGTGGTTGCAAGTTGGTAATTCTGGACTACGCGATTCGAGGAGCCAACGGCGACGAGATCGACTTTGACAACGAGACGTACATCCTGAACCCTGGTTACATGGGTTTTGGTATTGCTCCAACTCAAGTTAGGATCGAGCCGTCTGCTGGTGATGGTGGTCTATGGAGGAACACGAAAAAAGGCATCCGCGACATTGATCTTCCGATCACAGTTATTGGTACTTCAAGATCTGACGTGCAGACCAAACTGCGTAGATTGTCCAAGCTGATTCAGGACTCAGAAGGTCCTACGACTCTACTAGCGAAGTACACTAACCAGCACAGCTCTACGTTGGCACTTGATGTGCACTACGTTGGAGGTGCCGAAGGAGAGTGGGGTCCGGACGAGGGGCTTACTTGGGCAAAATGGGTGTTCAGCTTTCAAGCTCCAGATCCGTTTTGGTACACCGATGAAGTAACTGAGTTTACTATCGGTACAGGAAATACTGGCCGAGGATTGCTGCCAGAGCTAACTAAGCTCAAGGTGTCGTCATCACAAACTCTTGGTGTTATCACGGTGACTAACGCTGGAGATGTACCTGCCTATCCGATCTGGCGAGTACGAGGACCGATCGAAGACTTCTACGTTTCAGATGGCACGAACGCATTCGGCTTCAACGCCGAGGTGTTCACAGGTGAAACGATTACGATTGACACAGCAACTGGTTCAGTTACAGATGACCTTGGGGCAAATAGGTACAGCCTACTCTTACCTGCTCCTAAACTGTTTACGATTCCTCCTGGCGTCACAGGGCTTACGGTTACCGGCGTAGCCAACAGCTTGAGCGCTCAGGTAGTTCTAAGTTACTCACCAAGGTACGAGGTCGTCCACTAATGCAACTTAGCGAGCTAACTATAGAGGTAAGGGATAAGGACCTAAACCGAGTAGGGCAGCTTCTGCCAGAAGATCTAGTTGGTGCAACTTTTGTAAAGCGCTTCAATAACATCGGATCCTGGGTTATCAACATCAGCCCGATGTCTGCAATGGCCGACTATCTAAGGCAGCCTGGTGCTGGAATCATTGTGACTGGTCCAACCGGAGTGATCATGTCTGGTCCGACTCTGACAGCAACATTAGATCAGAGTTCGGATAATGAGATTGGTACTTGGAGAGTTGAAGGCGCAGACGACTCGCTT